TTGTTGAACTGAAAATTTGGAAGCCGCAGAATTAAGTACATACCACCGATCTAACGTATAGACATTTGTCGCAGTAGCACTTGGCGTCACACTCGCCCCAGCATTGCGCTGGTCGATCACCATCGCACCGTTAATGATGCGGTTCTTGAAGTTGTAATAGCTGTTGTACTGCTTGCTGGTGTCTGGGAACGTGATCCCATTTGTCCCATCGATAATCATCGTCATGGCTATTTACTCGTAAAGAATGTTGATGGAGCCTGCATCGAATGAGTCGGTGCCGTTGGTCGTGGTGACGCGGACGCGGTCTAGGGTTGCGGACAACGATTTTGATCCGGTTGTCAATAACGTATAAGCTGACCCAGCCGCGCCAAGTATCCCCATTGCAGTCCATGTATTTGTGGACGAGTTAAGCAACGAAAATATAACTTGCCCACTAACTTCTAAGGGCGCGCTACCAACGCCAACTAAATCAAATCCAGATGAAGATGTGCCGCCGTTATTTAACGCTCCATTATAGGAAAATATTGACACGTACCCGCTGGTTTCCGCGCCGCCAGAATCACCAAGTTGAAAACGTAGGTTGGCCGATCCGTTAAGACTAACGCCGTTTAACATCAGCGTAATGCGTCGCACCCACGACGGGATGCCGGTGAAGTCAAGCGCTGTACCAGACGTGGAAGCAATCGCGGTGCCGGAGGTGAGTGGGTACAGCACACCGCCACTGGCCGTGACCGTGCCCGCGAACGTGGTATTTAGCCCTGTGCTGATCGTGATCGCATCCGAGCCACCGATCTGGACGGCACCCGACCCATCCGTGTTACCTTTCAACCCGATTGGCATTATGCTGCTCCTTCTAGTGCCGCCTTAATTTCTTCTGGCGTGGTTGCTGCATCGATGTTAGTTTGAATAGCCGCGTACTTCTCACGAATAGCCTGGCGAGCTTCTTCTGCACCGTCTACCTGACCCGGTATCTGCTTGGCTATAGCCTCGTCGTAGGGCTTAAATTCTTCAGCCCTAGCAGCACGACGCATATCGTGACCGATAGCCTTGGCTTTGGTTAAGTCAATTACGATGCCCATGACCATGCTCCACGAAAAGTTCTGTCTAAAGGAATATCGGCTACGTCTACGATCTCGTAAGGTTTACCTGCTGGTACGTCCTTAGCAGCGATTTCTTCAATGGTTAAGCCACATTCAGCGGCTGGGACTATGACAGCTACACCGCCGTCATCTGTTGGGTAAATTATGCGTGAGTTCATGATTAGTCCTGATTAGCGGAAGATGGAAATATTTGTATAAGTAACGTCAATTAATACGCCATCTGTAGTTCTTCTGGAACCAAATCGAAATGCTGTTGTAGTTGGAGCGTTTGCCGCCAAAATTCCAATATCAACAGTTAAAACTGTACTTCCGCCTAAAGCACCAACAGCGTTGTAATTCGCATCAGACATAGCCGTAGTAAAGTTTACAGTGTAATCACCCGTACCATTGTCAGTAATACTCGATACATTGCCACTAGCACGAATAGCGACTGTACCTGTGCCGTTAAAGTTGACCCATGCTCTGCAACCGTAGGCCACAGCCGCAGAACCATAACCGGAATTAAAAAGAAAATTACCGCTTGCGTCAAACTCACCTACTTGCGCGCCACCTTCTGCAAAACCAATTCGGTCGGCGCCGGGGGAATAAATACCTGTGTTGGTGTCACCAGAAAACGTAATCGACGGCGCGGCAGCAGACCCCAGCGTGACAGCAACCTGCTGCCCTGTACCAATCGTCACTGCGGTCGTGCCGCTGCCTGTGCCAGTCTTTAGCTCCAGAATGCCCGTATTGTCGCAAGACAGCGCTAGGCCGTTCGTTGCATTACCGGCGGTGATAGTGCTTGCCATACTTTCTCCTTAAATGACGACGTAACGGACGCCATCTGGCACCGTGATGACAATATCCGAGGTGATGGCCGTAGAGGACACCGACTGCGAGGTGCCAACAGTATACGTGCCTGCACCACCTGACCCCGTGCCCAAGGCCGTGATCGTCGTGCCTGCGGTCACACCGCTACCAGCAATCACAGAACCAACAGCCAAGACGCCAGCGGTGACCGCCGAAATTGTCAATGTTGTGCCCGCAATACTACCAGTGCCAGCAAAAGAAGAGGCAAAAGTAATCGGGCCAGTTGACATGGCGTTCTTGCCTGCGGTCAACGAATAGCTGGTCGTAATCGTCTGGTCGTTCTGGTAGAACACCTGGTTGGTGCCGCCACCTGTAGCACCCGCACCACCGATCGCGCCCCAGCCTGACGAGCCGTAACCCTCAAACTGATTCAACGACGTGTTGTAGCGAATCATGCCAGAGCTTGACGGCGCTGGGCGGTCAGACGTTGTGCCGTTTTGCAGACGAGTCGCACCAAAGCCTGAGAACGTCACCACGTCGCCAGAGGCCGACAGGGTGGTGAAGGCGCCCGTGTTGGGGGCGACGTTACCGATCGGGGGTGGCGAGCCGAACGACAGGATGTCTGGTGGCACGACGATGTTGTCGACTGTATAGAGCTGCACGTCGTTGGAGTCGGTAACGACGTACTTGTAGGCGAGCGTTGCCAAGAGCCAGATGTCGCAGCGACCCGACGCATCCAAGATGATCGGGTTGGTGTTAGCAGTCAAGCCCGTCTGGTCTGTGAACGTCGCAATCAGGGTCGTCGTGCCGCCAGCGTAGGTAAAAACCTTACCGGCGACTAACGGATTGCCGTTGTCGTCAAAGAATTGCTGCTTGGGGGTTGGGGTTAGGGATGCCATCTAGTCATTCCTCAAATTGTTCTGGTTTTGTGGTGCCAAAGCGTTGCTTAAAGTTCGAGCCGCGTTAAATTTCCCTGCGGTTAACTCAGGGCCGTACCGCTCAAAAGCCTTGTAAACCCTGCCCCGGTCGCCAAAAGGCACCTCGTTCAGCATGTCCTCAAACGCTTTGCCGGACTCAAACCCTTTTTCCAGTATCTTTGCGGTTTTAGCGTTAATTTTGCCGGACAACTCGCCTAGTATAGCGTTGCTAACCGTAGCTTTGACACCAAAGAATGGGACGCGCAACTTAAATTCATTCCGCGTAAATATATCCTTAACGTCCGCCGCACCTTTTTCGGCGCCCGCTTTTATTTTTTGCCCGCGTTCTAATTCGCCCGCAACGTCGTCAAGCGCTTTAAACTTGCTGCCCATTTCGGCTTTTATGTCGATGCGGCCATTGCCAAATATTTCCTCTACCAAGTCAGGCCGCTCACCCCGCACTAACGCAACAAACTCATTTGGGTTTTTCTTGTACAAGTCGCGGGCTGTCTGAGCCATCTTGCGCTGATTGATGACATCCATGCCGCTAGAGAATGTTTCAAGGTAATCTTTCCAGCCGGTGCCGCCTGCCTTAATAATGGCGTCGTCAATTAAAGGACGCACTTCACCTAACAATTTAGCTGCGTACTTGGCTGACGTCTTAGGGTCTTTGCCTAGACCGTCAATAACTTCGTTAACGGTATCTTTACGAATAGTGTACAACGCGTCAACGTCAATCACACCGCCGTTGCGCGCAGTCCACTCTTTAATTTTGTTAGCAACGGTAGACAACACTTTGCGGTTAACATCCGACACGCCAATTTTAGGGTTGTTTAGTTTGGCGTTAATGTCGCGGATAACGCCGTCGGTATCCAACGGCTTTAAATTGTAAGCAGCCAGACTGTCGGCGCGCGCTTGTGCAAACCGGGCACCTTCACCGTATTTAAGCGAATCATCTGCCGCTTTGGTGGCCACGCGTTCGGCTGCGTCCGACATTTCACCTTCCAACGTATACTTGTTAGGCGTTGGCATGCCGGTTTTAGCCGCACCTTTTTCAGCGCCAGCAGTTGCTAAACGATCTCGCGCAGCCGTAAACCGACGCACATCATCTACTTTGTCAGCAGCAACCTTACCTAACGTAGCAGCCTGAGTCTCTAACCCTTGCTTTAACTTGCCGGTGTTAGCTGCCGTCAAGCTAGTATCACGCATAGGCGTGGTGACGTCAGTCAGCGCTTGCTTTGACCCGGCAAGATTGTTTAAGATTTCTGTGTTTGTTGCGCCGCCTGCCAAATTGTTTAGCGTGGTTTGGCGAGTCTGCTCACGAAATTGATCTAACTTAGAGTAAAAATTCTTGGTGTCTTTAATGCGCGCTAATTCACCCAACGCTTGAATTTGGTTGCGGTCAAGATCAGCAAACATTTCCGCTGCACTTAAATTACCTTGTTTATTTCTTATCAGCGCTTCAATTTTTGGCAGGTCTTCACCAGCAGCTTCGCGCGCAATCTTGGCCGCAGAACGTTCAGCGCCGCCCCTAAACTTATCTACCACGTAACCGCCGCCTGCTGCAATTGGCGTTAGTGGGTTGGTGTATTTGGCTGCGGTGTCAAAACCCTTAACTAACGCGGCTTCTAGCGGCACTGCGTCGGTGGTTTTGGTTATAGCGCGCGTGCCTTTGCCCGCAAGTTTAGCCACCCCTGCGCCGCCGCTAAGTACGGTAGATAGGTCACCCAAAAAGCCAATTGGATCTTCGGCCATTGTGCGCTTAAGCTCTTCCGTACCGCCAAATCTTTCAGCCAAATACTTGGCAAAGTTTTCGCGCGCCGCTATTGCACGTTCACGGGAGTCGCCGCCGTATAAAATATTGGGTGTGACCGGCTCCATAACGCCGCCCACCAAATCGCCTATGGCAGTTGCGGTTTGTACTGGGCTTGTAACAGCAGTAACAACATCACCAATTACTTTTAGCCCGCTGGCTGGCGCGTTGCGGATCATAGCGCCTGGCACTTCACCTAAACTGTAATTGCGCGGTGCAGGTACTTCGTTAACACGTTGTCCTGAAGTTTCGGGCGTAACCGTTACTGCGGGCAAAGATTGCTCTTCCGCTTGCGCGCGCACTTGTTTGTACGCAGCAGCAACCTTTTCAAAGTCGGGCGTATTTTTTTTGTCCGCGTTTTTGACAATCCACGCTGCGTATTCTTCTGCTGTAGCCATGTCTATTACTTCCTCAAAACTGCATCAGCTTCTTCAAGTATGCCGCCGCCGCTGCTAGGCGCAGGAGGGTAAAGTTCGGCGTTGCGCGCTTTTAAGTTGGTTTCTAACCTTCTTGCTTGCGTGGCTATGCTGCGCAATTGATCTGGAAAGTTAGGCGCCGCAGGGTCAATACGTTCTAACGCGTCAGCTACAATTTTCCATTCTTGCACCGCCATGTTACCCAATTTTCCTTCTTGCGAAGCCAAATTTTTGCCCAACACGGTAACTTTACCTTTAACGTTGTCTAGCAATTGTTGCGCGCTGCGCGCGTTGCCGCTGGGGAGCGAAGGTAACAAAGCGTTGTAACCTGTAATGCCGCTGTATCCTGGGTGCCGAGGTATCTTTTTATCTGGATTTCCTAGTAAAGCGTCAACATTTTTTTCAACGTCATCTGCCATATCTTTAGCAGCAACAATTTTACTGGTGTCAGCAGCGCGGTCTTTTTTAAGTTTTTGCTCTTGGACTGGCGAAAGCGGTTTAGTGCTTGCGTCAAAAGGCACCAACGGTTGACCTCGGTCGTCCGTAATCCGACGACCTGTTCTTGCGTCACGCAGTTCGGGTTTACCGTCTGGCCCCATAACCGTTACAGTTTGCACCGGCGGGGCGTTATTAGTTATGTTACGCCCTGCCATCGCCACTTGTTTTTTAAAGTCTAGCAACGTGCCTTTAAACCCGTTATTTTTCTGAGCGTACAAATATTCTTGGACAAGCGCAGGCGGCGCGCCGCCAGTTTCTTTGCTAATAGCCTCATCGTATATCTTAAGCGTGGGGCTTTTTGGATCTTTAACTTCCAACTCGCTTTTTTCACGCACAAGTTTAGCTAACGGGCTCTCTACAATTGCAGCAGGCGCGGCGGTTTTTTCGTCTGTCGATATATCTTTTAAATACGTGGGGCTGTTGGGGTTCACATCCCGCGTTACAATTTTTCCGCCCAACTCAAATTTTTCCGGCTTGGGTGCGGTGCGGTCGCTTTGCTTTTGTTCATTTTCTTTAAATTTATCGATGCCAAGGCGAGATTTATTTATCATTTCAGCAATTGCTTTTGGCCCTTGCTGAATAGCGGCGTTTATGCTGGCGCGAGATTGGTCAGCAGTTACCCCCCGGCTGGCTAGTAGCGGCCCGATATACTCATCTTTATGATTTGCCTCATGCCACGCAAGGTACTTAGCGCCTGCATCGGGGGCGTTTGGGTCAATCGTATTAAGCAAATCTTTAAATTGCGATAGCCGCGTTGTAACAATGTCGTTAGTAGTTTTAGCTTGCGTAAGTTTTTGAGTCTTGCGGTCTTCCATCGCTTTAACATACGCGGAATAGCCCGCTATATCTCCCGACGCTAGCAATGCACTAGCAACAGCCTGTTCATCACTTCCGGCCTTTGATAACAAATTCATTCGGCTGATGTCTTTTTTTTCGGCTCGCTCTGCGGCGCCTAACTGATATTTAGCCAATGCATTTTGATTTTTTGCGCTTTCAAGCTGCGCAATAGCTGTCATTTGGTTTACCGGCGATTCAATTTGAACCGGGCGAAACCCCATTGCGATAGATGGATCGATCTGTGCCATAACTAGCCCCTATTACGGTAAATATCCATTAGTTGCTGATTCTGGTAATAGTTCAACCCTTGACCTATTGCGCTAGACAAAGCATTTGCCGTACCCATGTAAGCGGACGCTCTGGCGTTGCCTGCACCAATTGCGTTAGCATTTAAAACGCTACCCAAATTGCCGTAAGCGTTTGCCATACCCGCACCTAAATTTCCTGCTGCATTAGTCAACGTATTAGTCGCGGTTTGCCCTACACCACCCAAGCTTTGCAACGGGTTAATAATATTTGACCGCTCAGTCTGAAAACGATTAAACGCGTTGCCGTATTCTTGTGACGCCAAATCTTGGCCAAACTCCATAGCACCACGCAGCTGGTTGCCTGACAGCAGACCGCCGCGTGCAGCAGCCGTGCGTTCCATCGCGTCAAGCCCACGCTTTAGCCTAAATCCATACCCAGGGTCAGCTTGGTAATTATCCATCGTAAAACGCTGCAAGCCGTAGCCATAGCCAGGCTGGTCAGTACGCCCGCTAATCCCAAGCAAATCGGCCAGCCGATTTTGTGCGGTTAGCCCCGTTTGACGAAACGGCTCTTGCAGTTCAACCTGTCGGTCAAACATGCGCTCTTGCGATTCAATACTCGCCTGCGTAGTCTCCCGCGACGCTTGCGCCCCGGTTTCGGCGGCTCTTATTTGATCTTTACCGGCCTTGTTAGCCGCTACGCCGCCAATTACTGCGGAGCCTACAATTGCCCCAGCTACCCAAAAAGTCATGGCAACACCTCAAAAGATTGATTTTTTAGTAGATTACCGGGGCTGTATGTATTTTCCGGATCGACTTTAACTAATTCAGCTTCGGCTTCTTCAACCGTAGTAGCTTTGGTTGCGTGAAAGGTCATGCACAAAGCGTCGGTGATAGCGTAAACCGCCCGTTTAGTGCCGGGCTTACTTAAAAACAAATGTGGCCCTGTAAACTCTTGAACTCCATCATCGGTTGTAATAGCAACAGTGCCTGACACAATAATATAAAAATGTTCTTGTTTGTGAACAGCCCCAACTACCAACACTCCAGCGTGCCGAAACACCTCGCGGCAATACATTCCACCATGAAAATAATGTTTAGTTTCCGGCTGATACTGCGGCAACTTTGACAGCTCTGCTTGCAAATGCTGTACTTTCTCATGCATGTTTTCATGCACAAGTACATTTCCCGCCGTATCTTGTTGCCACGTCATTTGCATCACACCACCACCCATCGAGAACCGTTAGACACTGTTACGGTAATGCCGTTTGATACCGATATAACGCCAGCTGACATACCCGACGATCCTGCTGGAATAGTGTAGCTGGTAGCTATTGTCAGGCTGTTAACAAAAATGCCGTTAGACGCTACGACATGCGAGGATGTTAATTCACCTGTGCTGGGTTTGTACAGCAGTTTTGCGTTGCCGGTATAGATGGTCGACATCGTGCCGGTGGTCGCGGCAGCAAACGTCGGATACAGGTTAGTTGACGTTGTTGTGTCGTTAGAAATGTTGATGCTAGCGCCGCCCGTTGCCCACTTCATGCCGGTGGCTTGCGTGGAGTCTGCCGTCAAAACAAACGTGTCGGTGCCAATCGGCAGACGCACATTGTCCGTGCCGTCATACGCAATCAAGTCACCCTTGGTGGTGGCTGGCGACAAGGCGTCAAACGCAGCCAATTTAGTCGTCTGGCCTGTACCGCCATTAGCTATGGCCACGGTGCCGGTGACGTTACTGGCAGTGCCTGTGGTGTTCTGGTTCAGCGTTGGTACGTCAGCTGCCTGAATGGCCGCCATAACAACGTTGGTGCCGTTACCGCGCAAGTATTGGCCAGATGTGACTGCCCCAGCAAACACATTCATGGCTGTCTGAGCCGTTGTCTGCCCCGACCCGCCGTTAGCGATTGGCAATGTGCCGGTCACTTGGGTGGCCAAATCAACGCCGGTTAGCGCGCCGCCTAGTGTCAGGCTGCCGCTGGACGTCACCGTGCCCGACAAACTAATGCCGTTGACCGTACCGGTGCCGGAGACGCTGGTAACCGTACCGGCGTACTGGTCGTTTGACGTAATGGTGAAGTTAGGGTAGGTGCCAGAGATGCTGGTTGTGCCCGCCCCGGTCAACGCCACTATCTGGTCAGGCGCGGTGTTGGTGACCGTAAAACTAGGGTAAGTGCCCGACGTGCTAATGCCTGTACCGGCAGCTAACGATACAACCTGGTCTGGTGCTGTATTGGTAATCGTAAAGCTGGGGTACGTGCCCGACGTGCTAATGCCTGTGCCGCTAGTCAATACCACGGTTTGGTCTGGCGCAGAATTACTGATGGTAATAGCCGTTGACCCGTTGTACGTCGTGCCCGCGCTGTACGAGATGCCCGTGCCAGCAGTCAAAGCGTTAGCTACGCTACCTGCTTGGCCACTAATGTTGCCTGTTATTTTGCTGCCGGCTAGCGACGTAATCCATGTCGGGTCAGCATAGCTGCCAGACGTATAGACGCCGTCAGTGACGGTGTTAGCGTTGCCGGTGACGCTGATTGCCCAAGTGCCTGTCGCGTTGGTGCCGTCTGTTCTTGGCACATCCAGATTGATGCGAGCGTTCGTCGCATTGACAGCGCCTGTGCCGCCGTTACTGACGTTCAGCGCTCCGCCTAATGTAATCGTGCCTGACGTGGTTACGGGGCCGCCAGAGGCCGTTAAACCCGTTGTGCCGCCCGAAACATTGACCGACGTGACCGTACCCCCACCGCCGCCTGATTCGGCCTTGTTGAGCAGGTTAAGGAAGAACCGGTACCAATCGCGCGCAACAAACCCCGATCGCTCGTCAATAATCTGCGATTGAATACGGGGTATTTGCGGTTCGTTATCGCTAGGCATTGGTGCCCGACAAAACTAATTCGGCACCCACAATCGATATCTTGACCGGGTCAGTGCCGGAAATTTCATAGACACGGTCACGCAGTTTCAACGTCATGCCCAGCCGACGACGGATCGCACGGGTGCCGTAAGCCCCGATCTTGCCAGCCGACATCCAATGCTCGTTTGACCATGTATGGCCGCCATCATCCGACCAGCGCAACATAACTTGCGGGTTGTTGCCTTGGCCAGTGTTTAGCCCCACACCGGTCTGCATGTCGATTTGCAGCGAGTGCTGGGCAGTACGCTTTAGGTTGTTTTGGCCAGTTGGCAGCGCGCGCCACGACCGCAGCCACTTCTGAGCAAAGTCGCCGTCAGAAAACTGGTCTAAGTCGTAAGCGTAGATGTTGCCGTTTTCAAAGTCGCCGACCACCACTTCTTCGCTGTAAAACATCTGGCAGTTAGCCCGGTGGCGGATAAACTGCCCGTTAGCAAATCCTGCCCGTTCATGCCAAGCGCCGGTAGCTGCGTCGTACACCCAAGTGGCCTGCGCCGAGGGGAAGGTCAGCACATAGAACGAATGGCCGTCTTGTTGGTAGGTGAACGCAATAGCGTCCGATATGATTTCGTAGCTCTGGATGGCATACTCGACCGCGTGGGTCGAAATGCGCTGCCCTGCGTAGCCGTTAGCGCGAAACACGATGCCGTGGCCACGGGCGTCTGCGCCCAGCCAAAACAGCGAGTTGTCCATCTTGGCCACTGAAAAAGTAGCCGCGCAGCCAAACTCGTTGACCGCACCTTGGATACGCGCTAGAGGAAAGCCTTCTAGCGCAGCGTCGTACCAGACTTCAACCGACTGAGTGCCAAACAGCCACACCTCGCGGTGGTCAACAAACAGCGACACCAAATTGTCTGGCATACCTTCAGCGCTGGCAAACGACAGCGGGTCAATCTGGGTGCCGTCCAGCAACTCAGACGTCCAAAAACGGTCTGAATTGGGCTCTTGGAAAATAAAATAGCCGTCCAGATACCCAACAGTCACCGCGCCGGGGAAGTCAATATCGGTGATCTGAGCTAACGTCTCACTAGCGGCGTCGTAGATGTAACTTACGGGGTTTGTGGCGATAAACAGCTGTGTGCCGTTGTCTACCATCGACACGGGGCCTGTGCCAGCGATTGGCCCGATTGGCTGCACGTTCCATGTGGAGTCCACGCGGTACAGCCGGTTGCCCGATACCGCGTAGCCATAGTCACCGTATGACCACAACCCACGAATAGGGCCGGTGCCAACGGTGGCAAGTTTACGCAAGCCTGGGGCACGGTTTAGAAACCCGCCGGTCTTGCCTTCTGGCGTGGGTAGCGGTTCGGGGTACAGATTAACCATGCGGCTGTCCGCAGCGTTAATACTGCGGGCAACATACGCTTGGCCAAGAATTGGCGTCTGCATAGTTTAGTAATTACCAGCGTAAATGTTAAACCGCTGACGAGTAGCAACCAGCGAGTACGGCATGGACATCACGTCATCAGGATTGTTGATGCGCTTCAAATTACGCTTAGACGTCATGGCGATACGCTGCACTTGCGGCATAGGCTCGACACCAAACTCGTTGGCAATTTCCATTGCCAAGTTGTACTTGAACGCACGCAGATAGCCTGGCGGGAACGACAGCACGGTGCCAAGTGTTGCAGGTTTAGTCAGCTGTTGAACCGACACAAAGTGCCACTCCAGAACGCGTGTTGGTTGGGGGTAGATCGTCATGGTGATGTCTGGGAACGTATTGTTCACAAACATAACCTGCGGATAGGTGCTGGTCACCGTCTTGACCGCAATGCCGTTGTACTGCTGCTGGTTAATCAGCTTGATGCCGTAGGACACGTTGGTGCTAGCGTCACGGAAGTACGTTGCGTCGTCAATCAAAACGGGGCGGTTGCCCACGAAGTTACCTGTCGGCCCCAGAGTGCGAGTGATCTCGCCAGGCGGCCAGTTAAACACCTGATCTTCCGTGCAAAACACGGCTAGGCGCTCAGTATTCCACGAATCAATCATCTGATTCATGGCCGACAGCGCGTCCTGTGCTGCCTGCGGGGAGGGCTCTTCACCTTCAGCCAGCTGGCCTATGAGCCGAAGCGACGCTTTAATCTGGTCGAAGGCGGTTGCCATTTACACTCCTTTAAGCTGCCGCCTGTACAGTAGTGCGGCTACGACGACGTTTAACTTCCAGTTCATTGGCTGGTGCCGCCGCTTCAGGAGCTGAAGGCGTGTCGGGATTATAGCGTTCCCAGCCATTTTGTTCATCAAATTCTGCTTCCAACTCCATTGTGGCAACTTTGGTGCCGTGAACGGGGTGTTGTAGGTATATGAGCATAGGGTAGACGGGGCCAAAGCCCCGTGGTTTTACAGTACGTGAATTACAGCAAAATTGATTACAACCGCTTCAGACAACGAACCGCCTGAAAGATTGCGCAATGTGATTGTGCAGCTTCCAGTGGCCTTGCCAGAAATCCAGCAGTTGTACGCACCGGCAGTAGCACCAGCTGCAACGCTCAAAACTACAACATCTTTAGCGGTAATAGTGTTGTTAGTCAAAGTAAACGAGACGTTGGTAGCATTAGCTAACGCGGCGTCGTTCATAGTAATTTGACCGGCAGACTTGTTTAAAGTCACGCCAGTTGATTTGCTAGTTGCTTGAGTTACGGTACCGCTTGCTTCTGCGGTGTAGCCTAATTCGCCCCCAGACATCACTGAATCAGACCCAATGATGTTCTGGTCTTCAAAAGCCACACCAATTGGTTTGGTATTCGATGACATAGTCTATCCTTTAAAAATGGGGGCCGAAGCCCCCAAGCATTAAGAAATGCGGTAGCAAGTCCAAGTACCGTCGCCAGTTTTGCGAGCGCGGAAGTGACCTGAAGTAGTTTCAGTCACCACCATGTTGCCAACCAGAGTCCAGCCAGTAGCTGTTGCAACAGTCACGTCGTCAGTACCAGCATCGATATTGATAACGAAGAAGTCAAAAGCTGCATTGACTTTAGCTGCGCTAGACACGTCTGCTTCCAGATCAGCAACGGTTGGCAGAGTCAGATTGCCAGCCGAGCCGTTGAAAGTAAACAGACCGTTTGCGAGCTGAGCAGCAGTTGCGGTTGCAGCAGCTGTCAGTGCGGTCGGAGCGCCCTGAACAAACAGTTGGGCTTCGCCGACATTACCATCACCAAGCTGGTATCCACCAGCGCCATTAGGAAGTGCCATGATAAATATCCTTTAAAAAATGTTGTTAATGGGAGCCGAAGCCCCCACCAAGACTTAACCCCACATGCGGCAAGCCATTTGCGGACGGATCGTGCTAAAGCCGTACAGCACGTCAATACGGCAAGGCAGACGGTCGTTGTTGATGTCGTACTGACGAACAACACGCAGCGAGATGCCGTTGTGTACTTGACGCGAAGCCATGTCGACGCCTTGTGGCAGCAACAGGTCGGCGGTAGCGAAAGTGATCGCATCCTTATGGTAGATAAGGTTCTGAGCGTACTGGCTGCTGGCTGCACCCAAGAAGGTCACAGCTTTGCCAGTAGCAGGCAGAGCGGTCATAGTGGCCAGAGCGTGGCTTGCCGAGTACATCGGTGCCACAGTCACAGTCCAAGTACCAGACACGGCAGTGGCGTCAGCCAGAGCAACGAACTGGAACAGCGAACCAGTGGACTCACGGGTCTGTGGGTTGACCGCAAAGCTGTCAGCGATAGTGAACACGTCGCCAGCCTTGATGGTGGTTGTCACAGAACCCTGCTCCAGCAGGATCGTGGATGCGCCTTCAGCAGTTACGCCTGGGGTTTTAACCGCAGTGGATGCAGAAGCGTCGCGCGAACCAGTGGTGTGCTGCTTGATTGACTGGGACATGTTGACTTCTTCAAAGCCCAGAACACCCATACCCATCATACCGTTCTTAAACTGGCTAGAGATGGTAGTGGTTGGGTTGAACAGACCTTTCATGCCTTCAACCAGACCAGCGTTAGCAGCTGGGTTAACAGTTGCATAGCGTGGCGACATAACAGCTGCGTTTTCGTTCAGCTTCTGCTGGGCTTGCAGCAGAACGAGCGAAGTCGAAGGTACGGTGCCAGGCGTGCCGACCGAGTTACCGATGGTCTTGTACGCGTTAGCAACGTCAGCGTCGATCGACGATGCGAGCTGAGAGATACGAGGCTTCAGAACTCGCTCTGCGAAGTCATCCAACTGCATGGTGAGTTCGGCGGAGGTAAAGTTCACGCCGATGTGCTTTTGCGAAGCAACAGTCAGTGTGGTGAACTGTTCGTTGTCGTCCTGAACTTGCAGGGCGGCACCGTCGGTTACCAGAGCGCGATCCGGTAAACGGATACGCAGTGTGGAACCAATTTTTGCGCCTTCAACGGCGAAAGAATCGTCGTACTGACGATTGACGTTACGAGTGATTACCAGGTTGTTCTCAAGGATTTCGAGAGCCTTGCGGGTAATCATGTCGATGGTAAGAATCGAGTTTGCCATGATTTATATCCTAAAAAAAGTTAGCGATTACGTTGAGCTTCCCACTTCTTCATCTGACGCTGGCGATCCGCTTCGATCCACTCTGACGTACTCATGTTCTTTACAGAACGAGGGTCAGTTGTGTCGTAAGACGGTGAGCCAGAGCCACGGCCACTAATGGGCGCGATGGGTGGTGGGGCGCTAGTTGTCTTTTTTAAGACCGGTTCTGAAGCAATTTTAGCTTCTAGTTTGCCGATCTCTTTAGCCTGCAAAATTGGCGACAGACGTGAAATCCGGCTGGCTTCATTTGGGTGGGTACCCAAGTAATAGGCCAGATCGGGGCCGATATCGGACGATTGAATAGTCTCAGCCATCTCTCTCGTAATGGGCAGTGCAGGGTTGTATGCGACTTGTTCGAAGTCCTCATACTTAGCCCGCGCGTCCTCTTCACGATCTTGATACGCCTCAAGCATACTCATGCGTTCGCGATCAGCTTCACGTTTGGCGAGCAGCTCTTCTGCCTTTCGTATCGCCAACGCGTCGGCGTACTCATCAACAGAGTTAAACTGTTCAACCGGCGGGAGTTCGGCAGGTGCGGCAGGCGCTTCTTGCGCTCGACGTGCCTGTTCTCTTTCCCACTTACGCTGTTCTCTTGCAAGCCTTTTGCCAATGGCAGCGTCTAGTTCTTCTTGTGTGAAGACTTTAGCTGGCTTTGACTCATCATTCTCCGGCGCATGTGTTTCTTCAGCTACAGGCTCTGCCGTCGGTGCCTGTTCTGGCGCGGGTACTTCCGCTAACTCGTTTTGTACTTCATCAGACATTGTCGATTCCTAAAGAATCCCTGACGTACCGCGTCAGTACGGTAATGCAAAAATTATTCGTAGAGTACGGTTGCAGAAACTGTACCACTAATCACAACATAAATGCCATTTTTAGCATACGCGCCTTCTAACGGCAATATGTATGACGTTGCGGCGGTCGGGGTAAACACGCCCAAAAGCGTTGCGGTGGTGGTAGTTGCTGCTGAGTCGTAAACGGTGATTGTCGGTGTGCTGGAGGCAGCGCTGACAAAAATACCCTTTAGTTTGCCTGCGGCGGGTTTAATGTTGGCCGAAGCCGTGATGTAGGTGTAATTTGCCATGTTTTACCTCAAGCAAGAAACTTCAATTTATAGAGCGTTGACATGTACAGCGCTTCAATCTCATCGATAATGTTGTGGATTGCCGTGCAATCCTTATCAACGACCTTGTAGCGCGCAGAATGTATTTCGTCCAGCTGGTCTTCTAAAAACTCAACAATGTTGCCCTGCTTTTTGGCAGACTGCAACGAAATGGGGCCAATCAGACCATACTTGCCTTGGTAGGCTTCAGAAAACTTGTCTGCCAGATCAATAACGCCGTTGTAAAACTTTTGCAGCGCTTTGTGTTTGGCGTAACTGCGGGTGTTCAGATGCACTGAATGAGCCACATCACGGCCTAAAAACAGCGTACCTACAAAGTCTGCGGCGTTCATACCATTGGCTCCTGGGGCGGCATATTCATCATTTCTGGCGGCATTTCAGCCGATTCAGGTGGAATCATACCCATTTCAGGCGGCATTTGCTGCATTTCTTGTGGCATCCCTTGCGGCATAGCCATGTCGCCCATCAATTCTTGACCTTGCTGCTGCATGACCAAGTCGCCGGTAGTCATGACATCCCGCAGCGTTTGCATGACGACTTCTTGCACCTGTTCGGGGTTCATGGCGCCAGATACGGCGGTCAGACGCTGAGTTTCTGCCTGATACGCCTTGATCTCGGCCTCGAAATTCTTGCGCTCCAAGTCCTGCACCTCGATCGACTTGCCGACATTTTGCAGCATCTGTTGCATCTGATCCAGCTCTTGCGCCATAGCCTGCATCTGCATCTTGGCCTGCTGCATCTCGGGCGACTCGTCCGACTCGGCCATAATCTTCGGGTCGATGATCTTCTCGAACCGTTTGGCCATCTCCTGCGCGCCTGGCCAGTCCATGTTCTTAATGAACAGGTCACCAGCCACTTGCCAGAGCTGCGGGTTGGATTGCAGGATCATGCCCATTGCATCCAATGCTTCCTGACGCTTGGTCATGTAAGACGGGCCGGTGGTGACCACCACGTCGTACTTACCCACGCCGGGATTGTAAATCTTGTCGATGACGATATTGTTCTCATCCCTGATTTCTTTGACCGGCTCTGCTTGAGTCGGGTCGAGCTTGACCATTTCGGTGTCGCCGTCCAGACCAATGATGCGAGCCACACGCTGGGTGTCGTAAATCTTAGGAATTAAGCCAACCAGCTGACGAGTGACATGCCGGATAGCCCGCGCCAGATTATCGACGTAATGATAAGTGCCAGTGTCAGACTGACGCTCGCGCGCCATAATCGCCTTGCCCGAACGCTCATTGGATGTCGCTCCAAGACTGGTATCGTACTGCCCTGTGGTCGATTTGACGTCGTCTGAGGCACCCATCTTGGCCTGAATCAAGCCAGTTTGTGGCAGCGGAGGCGGCGCGCGCTGTGGTAGCGGTAGCACTGCACCATTTCCGTCCGTTACGTCCGGATTTACCTCCAAATACGGCCAATTTTGCGTGTTGGCCGTCTTCCATTGCATTTCGTAGCCTTCAAACTGGCCGCCGTAGCCAATAAATGGCGCTTTTGGTGCCAAAGCAAGCATTTCTGCCTCTTGTGACGTCCAATAGTTGTACATCCGCTGCGCATCCTTGGCATTTCTGACCAATCCAGACACGTACAGCTTGCCATCGACCTCAAATTCGTTGCCAACCACGCGCACAACCGGTATGTAGTCGCCTGCCCAGTCGCTTTTTTCCAAAAACTCGTAGCCGTTGGTCTTGCACCACTTGACCCGCTTGGCGTCCACTTGACGAGTACGCACGGGTTTGACGCCCATCTGCTTTAATTGCTTGGCTTCGGGCGAACCCTCGAAAGCCGTGATGTTGCCAGGGTACAGATGCAGCGTCGCTTTTTCGTATTCGATGTAGTAATACTCGGCAATACGCACCGTGTCTTCATTGATCCAGATGCTGATCGACTGGTCGCCAATACCCAGCGTTTGCAGGCTGGAGATCGGCGACGCGTCAGGGAACAGGCGCTCGTATTCTTCGCGCTGCAAGTCTTCCGTGATGAAACACCACTTAGCATCTGCACCGCAGGGGTCTTGAATGGTTGGATCCATGTAGACCGAAAACGAGTTCCTCACCCGCATGATCTTGATGTCTTGATCGAAGGTGGTGTCGTCGCAGTATTCGGTGATGATGCGGATGTAGCCCTCGCCGTAGCTTACTTGGTTCTCGCAGGCGGTGTCGTAGGCGACGTCGGCGTCAGAGATGTACTCGATGTGCCTGACCATGCCGTTGTAGATTTCGGCGACTTCGGGGTCGGCGCGGTCGTCAGCGGGTATAACTTTGCCGCTCGGACGGTTTTGTCTTTGGTCGTTCGTGACTTGTCGGACATGCTGGGGCAGCTTGTTAATGGTCAAGCAAGGGCGGGCGTTGATCGTCTGCCCCTGCACTGCGCCACGGGTAGCCAAGACGTCTGCTGGCCACTGCCAGTGGTTGTCTGGCGAGCCTGCATAAAAGCGCAGGTCATCTAGTTCATCTTCACGGGACTCAGACAGCGCGGAGAGCGTCATTTGCAGACGCGTCCGCATGGTTGCCAGCGTGTCGCTGTCGCTCTCGTCACCCTTTTTGGTGGGTGGGTTACCGCCGATCGCAGCAACTTTAGCAGCCGAATTTATGCCGGTGTAGTCCATTACTTTTTGCCTTTAGCTGGCGCCTTAGATTGTGCTGATCGCTTGGTGGCGTATGCAATCGCAACACTTTGCTTTATCGGTTTTCCGGATTTTACTTCGGCGGCTACGTTTTTGCGGAACGCCTCTTTACTTGCACTTTTTACTAGTGGCATTTTGAGGCCCCCTTTCCTTGTAGTCCAAAATTAAATCTTCAAATCGTTCAAGCCAACCCAAACGAGTGTTGCACTGTTGGCACAATACGCCTCGGTATGTGCCGGGTATCTTGTGGTCAATACACATCTTTTTTGCTTTAGCCCCGCAAATTTCGCAAGGCTGCTCACGCAAATATTTTACATCTTCAAGACTTAATCCGTATTTCTTTTTTGCGTCATAGCGAAGCTGATTTAAGCGCAAATTTGCAGGCAAAGTGCCGTTATTTGCAAATTTATGCTTCAACTTACTTCCCCTTTTTAGCCGTCTTAGCAGACTGCTTAAAATCTTTTGCGGTTGGCGCGCCGGGTGCGCCGGGTTTCCTCATCTTCTCGCCAGAGCCAGCCTTAATGCGCTCGCGTTTAGCGTGAATGTTTGCGTAGAGTCCTGGTTTAGTAGCCATTAGCATTTCCACCTTTTCAAAGCTGCTTTCGCTCGTTCGCCGTCTTTAGCCTTGGCCGCCACGGCACCCATTCGAGCGCAGAACGACTTCTTGCGCCCTTCGTCTGCCTTCGTCTTCGGACTCGGTGCCGGCGCCTTCAAGTTGCTGCCCGTCTCGCGGTTGTACTTCTCCCGCCCCTTGGCAGTCAAGCCAGCGCCTTTACTGACCGGCAGCTTCTCGCCCCGGCCTACACTTAACGACACACTCTTTTTAGTTGCCATCTTAGTGCCCCATCCATCCAGTTGCTACTGTCGTCTGCTGGTACCCTCGCGGAGTTGACCGTGCCGCCCGTTCGTAGCTTGATTCACGGGCAGCTACCGGGAACGCGAACGTCACTGCCAGCGCGTCGGCTGCGTCAGGTGAGGCTAGGCCACGCGACTTCATCTCTTTCTTGCCTTCCAGATAGATTGTTCCCGACGAGTCGGGCTTCTTCATCGGGCCAGTCAGGTCGGCTTTTAGCTGCCTATCGTTAGGGATGCTGGCTGTTTTCAACCAGTCCCGCATCGCGCCCCACATCTCAGCACGCTTGTTGCCCCACATAACAGGCTTGCTCGACTTCCATCCGAAGTTCACTCCCCGCACCTTGTAACGCTGTTCTTTTAGCCTGTCAAGTACCCCGTAGCCCAGACCACCTTCGTCGATCACCGTCAGTGCCGGGCGGTACTCTTCGATGGCGTCAATCACCCGGCCTACTGTTGTCATGGTGTCCTCGCCGTGGTACCGCTTGATCGCAATTAGATCCCGTCCTTGCCGGACGACGATGACGGTTGCGTCCGCGCCGCCGCGAGCTGGGTCAACGCCGACAACAATTGGCGCCGTCTCGTCCTTGTAGCGTGGCCTTTGGGCGGCATCGTCGACAGCAGACGCACCAATAAACTGATCTTCGCCAGCCGATGGGAATTCACCGTAGACCTCAACCCTAGCCTGTGGCGAATCCTCGCCATACTCCGCAATGATCTGCTCATATATCTGCTTGTCCGTGTCCTCGACCGTTCGGGAGTCAATGTTCTCCGTGTGCCAGAAGTTACGCTTGGCGTGGAAGCACTCGTAGAAGTAGCCTTGATTACGCCGGGGGTTACTGAACGCGAACCAGTACCGGTCTAAAATGGGTTCTGTAAAGAAGCCCGCACCGACCGACCAGATGCCGTCTGGAATACCGGACGCTTCGTCAAAGATCAGCATCATGCCGTCGTGGTTGTGCACACCCGCGTAGCTGTCCGGATTCTCTTCCGACCACAGCTTGCCCTCGGCTGCCCAGTAGCGCGTACCTTTCTTCAAGTCCCGCTCGACCAGTTCAGTTAACCACTTAGCTGGGATCAGTTTCGTTGCGCTGATCTCCCACCAGTGGTTGTTAATCACCATCGCCTGCCACTTGGTCAGCTCACCCCAGGTCACTGAGCGCAGCTGCGCTTCACTGTTGGCGCTCACGATTACGGAGGAGCCGATGCGGGTGGTCAGCATCCACAAGATGAGCCAGCTAACCAGAGCCGACTTACCGATGCCTCGACCGGACGCGACCGCAGTACGCAGCGCGTCCATGTCGATCTGACCTCGGTTGTTTCGGATGTGGCTGGCTATCCTGCGCAGTATCTTGCGCTGCCAGGTGCGCGGGCCTTTGAACTTGGCCAGCGGTGTGTTCGCCTGCCCCCACGGGAACGCGAACAACACGAACGCCTCGGGGTCGTCAGCGATGGTCGGCGCCCAAAGGCGCGTCATTAGGAGCTGCTCGCCCTCGGCGTCATAGATCGGCTGTTGCGCCATTATTTACCTTGCAGTCGTTTCAAGTCTTGCAGGTGGTCGGAACCTATAAAGTACACGCCTTTGGGCTGCGACAGCAACCAGCGTTGACGGTACTCGTTGGCTTTGTTGGCCATCTGGCGTGCGGGCGTGTCGTCAGACTCCCACATGTCGCGCTCGCCTCTATCCAGAAACGCAGCCACGTTTTCCTTTGACGCCGGGCGCTGGGCTTCTTGCAAGAATTCCGGCCCCATGTTTTGCAGGAAAGTCGCCAAGGTCTTGCTATCAAACTTGCGGTCTTTAAAGTACCCGAACTTGTCTTGGTTTTCCAAGATGCTGTCAAATATCGTCTTGTCGCTAGGCAGTATGTCTTTCTGTTTGTTTACGTCCGTGTTGGTGAACAGCGTAAACAAGAATTCTGACGGGTAGCCTTTGACCGCCTTAGACGCCGCGTCGTCCCATGATCCTTTGTATGACACGCCCGGCAGCTTGTCGCCGCCCGTGCCTTCGTAGTACGCGCCGTATTGCGCAGCGTCTGCCTTAATGCGGGAGGGTAACGTCATGGGTTCGCCATGCACTTGCCCAACAAAGGTCACGCCGGGGCGCGGCGAGTAAGTCTGTATTGGCGTAGTGGGTGTGGTGGCGTAGTCGCCGGCACCGACTGCTTGACGCAGTACGTTAACCGACGGTGGCGCGAGCGCGTTCTTTGGCTGTGGCATGTTCCAGATACTCCGGTTGCTGTTCCGTAATCAGCCCGTCCAAGACGCGCTCTTGTGCTTGTTGCAGCGCCTGCGTGATGCTGATCTTGTTAGTGATGTCAACGCTGATCTCCTGACGCGCTGTCCAGCCGTGGGCGTGCTGCAAGATAGCTAACGCCGCCTTGCTGTCGCCAGCGCGGGCTGCCTCACGCAGGTGGGCACTGGCCTCCATCTCGCTGTCGGCGCGGCCCTTCATGGCGGCCATATCCGCTGCCGGGTCAAGCTCGCACAATTGCCTGAACTCGGTGGGCAGCATACCAGCAGCTAGTGCAAGCGAGTCGCCCTTCAGACCCAAGGCAGCAGCGTCATATATGGCCTGAAGCCTGGCTTCGGTCGCCTCGACTTTGCGCGGTGAGAATGGTATCGATTTGAACATGGATGCATATTAGCGCATTTGTGGGCAATGTTGGCTACCAACATTTTTTAAAAAAATAAAAAATTTCTTCTGACACCTCCGTGACCGCGACCGGCCTGCCACGGGCCCCCACCCCCCCCAGGTTAGTGAGCACTCACTTTTATGTTGTCAGCCTAACAAGTTAGTAAGCACTAACTAACCAGGTTAGTGAGTACTCACTTACAAAGTTAGTGGTCACTAACATGACAGGTTAGTGGTCACTAACTGTTAGCATAATGCTACCAAACCTGTGGATAACTTTATGTGTTGTCATTCTGCTATGTTGGCAATGTTGGCTATGTTGGCTATGGTTTAAAATCGCTGGCCAAACGTGACAGCGCTGCCATTCGTACACTCTATTAGCATTATGATATCAAAAATGAAGTTATATAGGTTCAGTCTACAAAACAGCCAACATAGCCAACAAATAGCAAAAAGCCGCATTCAGTCAGGGTTTTCACGTTGGCGTTTTCTTCCGTTTTCGCTACCAACAAACTGACAAACGCGGCTACAAAAAACACGAAAATAAATGCAAAACAATCCTTGACATTTATTTTGTTGTCGCTATAATGGTTTTCAGCAGCAAAACATTATGTAGTATTTTACTGCCTAAATTTTAATCACTTAAGGAAACCGACCATGCAAAAACCTACCGTTGGCCAAAAAATTGAGATGCCCGTTTACGGCAAAATCCGCATTGTTACCGTCCTTGCGGTTCATCCATTCGGCACGATCGACGTCGAAACCGAAATGGGCAATGTTCTGCGCATTACCGGCTTATCTTTTATCTAATAAGGGCACGATATGAAGCCTTCATTACTCGACTTAATCGGCGCAGTAATTGGATTCGCCGGCCTTGCTGTCTTTGTTTTTCTTTGCCTTGCTTATTGATTAACTAGGGGAACCGACCATGAAAACAATTTATGACGCCGGCGATTTATCGCAGTATGACGATACCGAATTGTCACTAGTCGCCGAATTCACGCTGTCGGACGGCACGCGTGCGTGCGAGAGCTTGTCAACGCTAGATATGGCGGACGTCAACGCAACGGATTATCCGGACGCCGTTTTCTTTTATTCGGTTTATTTGCACGTCAAAACCGGCGGCACTGTATGCGCCGGCGATTTTGCATTACTTGATGACGCGCAGATATATTGCCATGCACTTGATGCATTATTAGCAATTTAATCAATCACAAGGGAACCGACCATGCAAAACCCGTTCAAACTCCAGCTCAAACGCGAAGGCTTACCCTATCGTCCGATTCTAGGTGAATCGTCCGCTAAAACAATCAAAGGCCAAAAGATCGGCTACTTGACGGCCATATGCTACCTAGTGCCCGATGAAAAGCTTTGTCCGTTCGCACAATTAGCCGGCTGTTTCGACGGCTGTCTAAAATCGGCCGGCCGTGGCGCGTTTAATGCCGTGCAAGCGGCCAGAGCGGCCAAAACCGCATTTTTCCGCGAGAATCAGCGCGCGTTTATGCTATCAATGGCCGCCGATGTATGGTCGCACGCTCGCCGTGCGGAAAAGCTTGGCCTGATCCCTTTGGTTCGCCCGAACGGCACGTCAGATATCCCGTTTGAAAATATTCTGATTGACGGGAAAACAATTTTCCAATTGTTCGCTGACGTGCAATTCTACGATTACACAAAACACCCTAGCCGAAACCTGACGGGCAAAACGGCCGGCAACTATGATCTGACGTATTCATTTTCCGCTATCACGCCGAAACCGATATCAATTAAAGGCCTGATCAATCCGGCCAATAAACGCGCGGCCGTGGTATTCCAAAAGCAGAGCGATATACCGGCCGAATTTCGCGGGTGGCCGGTCGTTGACGGCGACGACACCGATGTTCGCCATATTGAGCCGGCCGGCGTGGTCGTTGCCTTGTATGCCAAAGGCAAAGCAAAACGCGATACCGGCGGTTTCGTTCAAATTAAGGGGCGGGATTATTGATGCGCTATCGCCTGCAATATGGCCGGCTGGATGACTTTGGCGCCGTCATCCAGTGGCAAGATTTCCCGCCGGCCACTGGCCGGTATATCACCCGGCGCGTGCCCGTACCGACGCGCCTAATTCCGACAATTGAGACCCATGGGAGGGCTTTATGGTGACATTATTTAAAACCGGCGATCGCGTGCAGTATGCGCGCCAATGGCTTAGATCAACCGGTCAATTGACCGGCGATATACCGCACGCAAAAGGCCGGATTATCAGTCTCTCGCCGGTATCTAATGGCCTGGACATTGCGACCATTGAATGGGATCGGCCGGGCTTATCGGCCAAAGTATTGACGTCAAACTTGATCCGCGAGGATCGCAAACAATTTGAGAGGGTTTAATTATGCAAACAATAAATATTGACGGCACTACGTACAAAGTGAAATTCGACCGCGACCCGGTCGAGCTGGCCAAAGCGGCGCGCAAAGCCTGGAAACCGAAAAAGCCGAAAGACATCCGCAAGTTTCCGACATGGACTCCGACAGTATCGACGGCCGATTACATCCGCCGGTTTGATGCGCTGAATTTTCTGCAATCGGTGAACTATACCGGCGCCAGTACCGAAAGCGCCGCACAGTATGACCCGACAATGCCACTATTCGAGGTGATTGATGAAAACGCAAACTGATACCAGCGGCCTGCAATGGCCGCAGCATCTGTGGCCGTACACGTACACGCACGGCGATACCGAATTGCTCTGCTTTGTCGACTGGGAACCCGCAGACCGGTCAGTCGGGTTTGCCGGCAATGCTTGGCTAATCCACGCGTTTGCCGGCGGTGTCGACGTGGTCGACCTGCTCAAGGGCCACATTGTCAAAGATATCGAGGAGAATGCCGCATGTTCGCTCTCATCGGATTGATACTTGCGGCCATGCTCGCGATCGTGCTAGGGTTGTGACGCGGCTTCTCTCCAGCCGTCCTTCGGTTCGCCCGGCCTTTGTGCCGGGCTTTTTTTACGCCTATTTCACCAGTCGCACCGCTGACGGCGGCGGTGTTTCCTCCACCATGCGGCGCAGTTCTGACTTGCTCGCCGTGTCGGCTAGCTCTGGCGCACAGAATATATGTTTCTTAGTGCTGTGTTCGCGTGACGCTAGCCGTCCCATATCGATCCAGCCGGCTTCTTTCAGCGCGTGCAGTAGTGCCTGCTGTACCACGCGGGTATTCATCGGCGCACCACCTTGCAGCCGGTCGCACAGGCTGTAGAACGGTGCGGCTACCACGCCGCCAGAGAACTCGCCCAGCCGGCGCTCAATCATCTCGACCAGATACGACTCGGCGGTCGATCTGCCCTGCTCGATCATGATGATCTTGGCCTCGGTCAATGGTGGAGTAGCACCTGGATTGAACCGCGATACGTCACGCGCATAAAGCCAGCCGGCAGCCACAGCCAGGCCGCCGGCCTTATACCAGTCCCAGATCGCGCAAGCTTCTGCCTCGGTCATGCGTGGCGCCTCGGAGTACGTCACAAACCAGCGGCGGTCGTCCCCGGCCAGCGAGATCGGCACGCGCTCATTGGAAAACGCAAGAACGAAGATTCTATTAAGTGCCTGGTACGGGTGCATGCCCTTGCGGTTAACCTGCAAAAAATCCGGCGGCGCGGCGATGATGGGCTTTAAATGGTTCTCAAGCGCCCTGCGATCCTTCGCCTCGCTCTGACGCAACTCTTCAAACACCATGACCTCGGATTCATACGCGTAACCCCATTGCGACTGAATCTCTTCGTTACGCACGATCGACACGTTTGAGAGCGCCTCGCCGCCGATGCCCCACAAGAACGGCTGCCACATCGTATCTTTACCGCTACCAGGGTGACCGATATGCAGCACCGCGTGATTGATCTTGCGGTTTGGGTTCTGAAGCTTGTACGCCATAACATCAAGAACGTGATTGCGCTCAACCGGGTCGGGCAACATGCGCTCAACGTGGTCGAGCCATACCTGCGCGTCACCTGACTTGACTGGCGGACGGTGGTCGACCCATCGATTGCCGTACACTTGCCCCTCACGCGACACAAGCACCGTCTCGCCAGCGGCGTACGTGATGCCTGCAATCGTCAACGCGCCCTTGGCCTGTCGGTTCTCGTCATAGCATATAGACGCCTCAACTCGGCGCGGCGTTTTGCTCTTGTGGATTGAATAGCAGGAAATGTGTCGAAAGAGTGCATTAAAAGTACCGCGACTAATCTCGCGTCGATCCAGCATGTCAAAGTACGCATCTTCGTTCTGAATGTATGCAAAGCGCTCATACCAGCTCTCCTTCTCGACCCTATCCAGTTGTTTTTTCTCAACCTCTGCAATGACTTCCGCGCCTTTGTCCGGGAACGCTTCAGTCGGTGTCAGTTTGGATAGCGCCGCGTCCATCGCGTGAGCCAGTAGTTCCTCACGCAAGCCAGGCGCGTGTTTGGGGCCGCCATTAGCCGACACCCAGTCCAAAAACGCATGCGAGTCAAAATCGACGCAATGGCTGTGCAGGCAGCGGTATGAGCGCGTTGACGGGCTGTAGCGCCCCTCTGGGTTGCCGTCAGTATGCTCGTCTTTATTGGGGCAGATGACGCCAGCCCAGCCGGCAGGGTTCGGTGTCGACAACAGCACGCCCTGATGCGAGAGCCACGCCATGACGTCATCCGCGCCATCATCCGACAAACGGATAGGACGCACGCCTAGCGACTCGGCGGGCGCTGGCGTGACATTCAGAGCTGCGCACACTTCGGGCAGACTGTATTCGCGGTCGGGGTGGAACTCGACCAGACGGGCGGCGAAGTTATCCCGCCCCGGCTTGATGTTAATTGAGCCTGGCAGGCGGAAGTTGCGCACCGCGTTGCAGGCGCCGGGATCGGTATAACCCGCGTCCGCAATCGCTCGGATGGCCGCAGCGTACTCGCCGGTGGTGGGCTGCTCTGAGAATGCGTAACCCCACTGGAACGACCCGGCAGACGTCTCGATGATCCACGTCGGCGGCAGGGGCGGGGTGTTGGGCGCCTTCTCAGGATCGCCCACGTCGTCCAGCACCATCACCAGCACGTAGTCGGCATTGGCCGCTGACGCAGACACATGGCCGTCCTTGAAGCGGTCAACGATAAAGCTTGCCGTGTTGCCGTAGATCGCCCAATCGGGCTTGGTTGGATAGTCGGGCAGGTACGCCGGCCATGTGCAGATCACCGCGCCGTCGGGGTGCAGCTGAATCTGTCCGCTTTTGAGTTTAGGTTTCTGGCGGACAACTAAAGCAGTCTCACCCTGTGGTGCCAAATTAGTATAAAATTCTAGGAAATCCATTGCAGTCCTTGTAGTTGGAAAGCCGCCCTGCCAGGCGGCTTTTTTATTAGCCTTTACCGTATCTGTCCATCACTTCAACTTCTGCGGACAAAGGCAGTCCAGCCGCCCAGTCAGGCGGCGTACACATCACTTGCTCTAGGGTATTGGGTGCATCAGGGTCGGCGGTCTCCATTACGATCTCGTCATGTACGTGCAGCACTACGTCAGGAAGCTGGCGTAAAGCATGCCGTAGCAGATCATTGGCGATCGCTTGCGTTATGTTCTCACAAGCCAGACCGCGCCACAAGCGGGCGCGTGGCCATTCCTTCGCATCCGCTGCCGGCTTCCACGCTGCCTTGACGTAAGTGATCTCGTCACCCTCAAACTTAGCAAATGGATAGCACAAGACGCGACCCGACGGCAGCGCGTACCAGAGGTGCTGACCGTCGTAGAGATACACAACACGCCCAGCGGAAAACTCCCGATTGGGATTGCGTAGCGCCCGTGTGTAGGCGTCCTCAAGCTTGCCCCAGTAACGTACTGCCCACGCGTTTGAGCGCCGCCAAGCGTCTACAATCCGGCGGGAATCGGACTCAGGCATGAAGACGCCATAATTGCGACCCATCGCTGAGAAGGCGCCGATTGAGCCGCCAAATCCTAACGACAGGATAGCTACTTTGCCGATCTGGCGCTGGTCTTTGTCAACGGCATCCTCGGCCACGCGGTAGATGCCGGCGGCCTCACGTTTGTAGATGTCGCGGCCTTCGCGGAAGACTTGCAGCACATCGTCGGCCTGTGGGTCAGCTGACGCCCAGGCGGTGACCCGTGCCTCGACTGCTGACCAGTCGGCGACAACGAACTGCTTGCCGGGTGCGGGTATCAGTGCGGGCCGGAGCATTCCTTTGAGAACATCCGTAACGCGTTTTCCAAATCTTGGGACGATGCTGTGGCCTCTGACCATAGCGTGCCTAACGTCATCTGGCTCTGCTGCGCACTTGCGCGTGAAGTTGTGTACCTGCGCGCCATAGCTTGAAGCACGTCCTGTGGCAGAGCCTCCAGCGAAGACAAAAGCACCTCGTACTCGGTGATCGTCTTCATCTGCCAGACTCGCAAGGCGGCTGAACTTCGCAACTGACGACGCCCAGAGGTCATCTGCGCATTGAATGACGTCCGCAACAGTGGTCGGAATCTCATCGGGGTTTTCCTCGGCAAAAGCCAGTAAATTAGCGCGAACAGACTTGTCGATAGAATACTTCAAGTCGCCGTCCTTGTACGTCTCCATCATCTTTAAAGCCTGCGGGCCGACACGGTCGATCACCCATTGACGCATCTTGGGGCTGCGTACCGACTTGATGGCACCTTCAGTCAGCTCCTGCACCAGTGTTTCGATCTCTTCCAGCTCGACCGACGCGTAGCGGATGGCAGCGTGGGCTAATGGCAGGTCAAGCAGCACGCCCCGGTCGTTGATGCGCTCGTTGGTGTGGTAGTCGGCAAGCTCCTCGTCGGACAGTGGCCGCATGGCCTTGGAGATCGCGCGCATGGCTCTGACGTCCTGCTCGCAATAACGAATCATCTCGGCCATTAGCTCTGGCGAATTGTTAAACGATCCATCTGCGCGAGGGACGGAAAGAAGTCGGATAAGCTGGCTTCCACGATGGTCTTTTCGCATTTGGCTGCTAATCGCTCGTCCGACGTCTTCAAGGCTGCCAGGTAAGCAGTTAGCACGCGCTTGTGCAGCGGTGCAATAGAATTGTTCAAGCGCAGGCTTTGGTACGCCAAAATCTTGGCATAAGACATTCCAAAAGATCTGACGATCAAAACCGGCGTTATGAAACCGCAGTTGTTTACCAGCGCGAATGTGTTCTGATACGGATTCAGGGAATGGTTGATCTGGCGTCCACGTTTGTACATCGTCGTCTCCAAATGCGTAGGAAAAGCACAGAATGGATGTGCTTGCGTCTAAGCTATAGTTGTACCCACCGCGCGACGGAAGGTCGCAGCGACTGCGGGTCTCGAAATCTGCAAACAATACGGTCATAGGTAGGGGTGGCTCCCGTCATCCGCCAGCATCAGGCCGAACCGACCAAGGAAAACCTGATGATTAAATGACAGGAGCCATAGAAAAGGTGGGGTACTCGCTGCACTGCCTTTGCATTTCAGCTAACTGGTCAGCATCCGCTTTCCCCCATGCTACTTAGCCGCGACGGCGGCGGGCAGGTGCGGCTTCGGCTGCGGGTGCTTCTTCAGCTGGGGCTTCATCTGCTTTGCCATCCATCGACACAAACTCGACGACCTCAAAGACCGGCGTGTAAATGCGACCATACGACTTGTGCGTGTAGTGGTCTTTTTTGAGACGCACGACAGGCACGGGCTTGCTCTGGTCCTTCTCAACCTGCTCGGCGATCGCAACAGCCAACGCCTGCACGGCCTTCTTACCGCCGACAGACGTCACCGTGTAGCGCGCCTCCATGCCCTTATCTTCGCCAGAGACGCACTTTAAGGACATGCCGATCTGCGACTCCCAACCACGCTTGGCGTTAGGTGGTGCTGCTTCCATCTCAGGCAGCGGCTCGGACACCGACACCATCTTCTCGCCCAACACCTCACCATCACCCCAAGCGATAAAGCCGTGGATGAACGAGAACGGGTTGACCGCCCAAGTCGAGTCTTCTTCGACGTCGGTCTGGTCAGCACCAAACACCCAGTGACCGGTCTTGTCCATCTTAATGATGACAGAACCTGCTGGGCCTGCGGCGGTTTCAAGCGCGCGCAGTGCGGTGGAGAGGGTAGATACTGCTGGAAGGTTTGCACCTTTGAACGTGACCATATTGGACATTACTGTACTCCTATTAAAGTTTAGAGAGGGCGGCAGTTAACTGCTTCCCGATTTGTAACACCGCTGGCCTCGGATCAGAGTCCGGTGCCAACGTACTGCCCGACGAAATCGATACAACTAACTCCGACGGCAATTCTTTGCCCAATTTCTTGAGCACTTTTTCCATCTGCGCAGGCGATTTTAATTTCGCATCATACGCGTCGGGTATCGTTTCATTGTACACCCATAGATCAACAGCATCTTCGTTTACCCACTGACGTGTGCCACGCTTGGCGACCAGTTTGTAGCCTGGCACAGCGCGCTCGTTCTCAAGCATCTGGAACGCAAGCGCACGCAGCTCTTTGATGTAGTCCTCCAGCATGTCGGCCTGACGCAGCTGTGTTGCGATCTGTTCTGCCGGCAGGTTAGCTAGCTGCACTTTCAATGCACGGTCAGCTGCGCCAGTCATGCGTGGGCAGATAGGTTTCGCAGTACACCAACGGCAGTGGTCGCCTGTTGCAAACGGCGCCTCTGGCCATGAGGACAGACGCACAGCGTACAGCAGCTCTTGTTCAAACTGCTTCACACGCTCCGGTGTGGTGACCCAGCGTCGCATAGCCGGTGGTTGCACGATGATGCACTCGATCTCTTCAGCACCTTCGAACACCCACTGACATGCGGGTGTTCTCATGGCCGCAGCTGCATAAAATAAGAGTTGAGGATTGTCTTCAGCATCCACAAGTACGCCATCGCCAAATTTCCAATCAAGAACGATGGCGCGTTTATCTTTACGCCCAAGTAAGTCAGTGCTACCAAAGACACCAGGCAAAAAGTCGCCAAAACCAACTCTGGTTTCAACCATGTACTCCATCTGTTTTTCTGGGTCGATCTCGTCGAGTGCCGCGAGAGCGGGAATAATCTTCTCATCAAGTAGCTCCGGTGTGAGTGTCTGATCTTTGTACGTAGCGCCCAAGCACTGCGCAGGCTTCTTGTCGAACTCCAATAGTTCGGCAATGACGTTGTGCAGGAGAGTGCCGCGTGCTGCGTGTTCGGACTCAGATTGGGGCGGCATCTGTTGCACAAGCTTAACCGACGCTGGGCAGTTGATGACGCGCTTGGCGGTGCTACCGCCGACGATAGTAGAGTGGCTCATTTGCGCGCCTCCATCATGGCGTCTGCAATCTCATACGCAAACTCGGCTAAGTCTTTATTGCTGGCCGCACCGCCGCCATCTTCAGCCAGCATGCCTTGCAACGCGGCTGCCGCAAAGTAATCGCGCAAATCCATGCCTTGATTGAGTGTATGAAAATCTAAATTTGGAAACGCTTTCATTGAACTGTACTCCCGTGTAGTGATTGAGCCTCGACTGTAGTCCCTAAAATAATCCTTGTCAAATACTTTTTGATGCCTTATATTTCGGACATGTTAGAAAAAGAAATCGAGAACTACTTTGTATGGACGGTCGAGCGCTCTGGCGGCAAGACCTACAAGTTCAGGTCAGTCAACCAGCGCGGCGTGAGTGACCGCATCGCTTGTATGCCTGATGGATCAACGTGGTTTGTCGAATTGAAAACCAAAGGTGGTCGACTGTCCGAACTACAGAAACGATTTGCTGACGACGTTATTGCGCTGCGACAGAACTACGTTTGTTTATGGTCGAAGGAGATGATTGATGAGTGGATTAGAGCGAGATGACATCCTGCGCATGGTGCGCGAAGTTGCTGACAAAGACAAGGTCGACCCCGTGCATAACGACATGGTGACGCTAACCGTTGACGAACTAAGCAAGCTGTTGGCAGCAGAGCGCAACCGTACGTGGACGAAAGACCATTGGACGGCGTACGAACATTCGATTGCAGCAGCAGAACGCGAGGCAATTTTAAAGATTGCGCGGAACTGCCGGCACAGCACCCATGTTATAGAGACAAACCCACCACTATCAATGGGAGTACAAACTATCATTGACGCTATTCTTGCCAGAGGCAACGATGCAGCTTAGACCGTACCAAGACGAAGCCGCCGACTTCCTGTACGAGCGTGACCGGGCGATGATCTTAGCGCCCGTAGGTGCAGGCAAGACGGCCATCACCTTGACGGCCATGCAGGCGATGGTCAAGGACGGCTACGCGTCACGCTTCCTAGTGTTAGCGCCAAAGCGTGTCTGCACGGACGTGTGGCCGATCGAGGTGCCGAAGTGGGCGCCAGAGTTGGATCACCGCGTGGCTGTGGGCAGCCCTAAAGACCGTGCGTCAGCACTGCGCTCGTTTGTGGCGATAGTGGTCACTAACTACGACAACATCCAGTGGTTAGCCGAACAGGACTTGTCTGACTTTGACGCGATCGTGTTCGACGAGCTAACCAAATTGAAGAACCCGTCCGGCACACGGTTCAAGGCGCTGCACAAGGTCATCGACCAGTTCAAGATACGCTGGGGTTTGACGGGGTCGTTCACCAGCAACGGCCTGGAAGACGTCTTCGGCCAGTGCAAGATCGTCGATGAGAAACTGTTAGGCCGTGCCAAGGGCGCGTTCTTGCAGCAATACTTTGTATGTATGAACCGCGACTTTGGCGAGTGGCTGCCACGCCCAGGCGCGCTGTCGTTGGTCATGGAGCGCATCAAGCCAGCCACGTTCGTGCTGGAGCCTGGCGAGTACAAAGACAAGCTGCCGCCCTGCCATGTGGTCGAGCTGCGGTGTGAGCTGGACGACCGCAAGCCCTACGAGAAGATGAAGAAAGACTTTGTGGTGCAGTTTCCAACAGCCGAAATACTGGCCGCGAACGCGGCGGCTGTTACATCAAAGTTGCAACAGATGGCATCTGGCTTTGTGTACGACAGCACCCGTGTTGCGTCCGCCGTGCCGGGTCAGTTCACTTCCAGCAAGACGGCGGTGTGGTTTAGCAGTCACAAGTTTGATCGATTGGACGACTTACTGGAGGAGAACCAACATGCCAATACGCTCATTGTTTACCAGTTTCAGGAAGAGGTGGCAGAACTTCGTCGCCGCTATCCGAAGCTTGCCACCCTCGACGACACCGACGCCATCGAGCGATGGAACGCCGGACAAATCGAGCTTCTCGCTGTGCATCCAAAGTCCGCAGGACATGGGCTTAATCTACAACACGGAGGGGCTCACATGGTCTTTCTGTCGCTGCCGTGGTCGTTGGAACTATACGAACAAACTGTCGGAAGGCTCCATCGTTCCGGTCAAGTGCGAGATGTCTGGGTCTATATTCTACTCACCGAGAAGACAGTTGACGAAAAGATCTGGGCAGCACTGCACGACAAACGAGCAATTTCCGACATAGCGATGGAGGCACTGAAATGAGATACCTACTTTTATTATTGACGGCGTCGGCGATGGCCGCCGAGCCAGACCATCTGACTTACACCAACGACATCAACGTGCGCACGGTCTTGACGCAGACCAAGCCAAACTGGTGTTTGGGCATGAAGATGGCGTTTGACATTGACGGGCTAGACCGCGCTTACTACGGCTGCTGGGTGCCCATGCAAGGCTTTGCGCACATTGAGATGCTTGACGGCAGCCGGCGGGTGATCGCACTGGATAAATTTACCAAACCAAAACAGGAGGCAACAAAATGACTGACTTTACCAAGTATGAGACGCAGCGTGAGATTCTGATCGACTACCTGCATGTCATGATCGCCCGTAGCGACTGGCACGGCGTCTCTGACGTTGCTAACGATCTGCGTGAGCTGGAGGCTGAACAACGTGAAAAGACTTGATTACTGGAAGGCGAAGCTGCCTGCCGCCCGTGCAGAGGAGCGCATACGCCAGAAAGAACTAAACCAGATGGCGCGGGCGTTTGAGCGGGCTGTCGAGAAGGTGACTGAAATTGAACAAAGGATAGAAGATGAAAAAGCAAAGCTGGCGCGCCCTGAATGATGTCTTGGCGTCGCTGTCTGAAGAAGAGGTGTTCGCGCTACTGACGCATGAGACGTTGAACGAGCGCCGCAGCTCGCACTTGCAGCGCCTGCACCAGCGCTACTGCGCCCTGCGTGACGCCCGTGAGCGGTTGGAAGTGATGGCCAAGGCGGTACGGCCATGAAATGTCAGCAGTGCGGCGCTAAGACCCATGTAGTCAACACCACGCAGCAGCCAGGCGGCGTACGGCGGCAACGCAGGTGCCCGTCATGCAAGAACAATGCCTACTCAGCAGAGGTGTGGGTTGCAGGTAACGTTATGGTGGGAAAATCGATTTATACTAATGACGAGGTAGCGTTGATAAAAAAGAAAGGCGTTGACGCTCGCCGCGCAAATGAAGATAGGAGGAAAGACGATGTTACGTGATGGATACTTTATTAGAGAAGAACCACCTAAGATTGGCGCGCATTATATCCCGCAGTTCTATCAGCGCGTCTCCACACCGGAAGAGCGGTTCGTGCAGGACATTATGCTGGGGTCTAAGCCACAGCAGGAGTCGCCTGTAGTGAAGTTGTTTGGCAGGCTGCTGAGTATATGAAAGAGCTTGTCCTCGTCTACTACGCGGCCATCGTGGTTGCCACCGTGGGCTTTCTGGCGTTCTTTGTGCCAGAGCCACGGCGGCCTACCGCTGCTGAGTGCGGTGTGGCTGAGATCGCGCCTGACATGTCAACGCGCGACCGTGAGGTCTGCCGGCAGTTACGCCAGCATCGTCACCGCATGTGATTGCGCCTCTGCTACCCGGCGCATCCAGCCTTTGCCGAAGGTTGCAAACGTCGGGAGCGCCTTATAGAACAACTCCTTCTCCATGCTGAACTTAGCAATCAAGTCCTTCTGATCGGCGGCTTTGAGCGCTGCCATCGTCTTGGGGCCGATGGCGCCATCAGGTGTCGTTCCGATCGCTTTCTGCATGGTCTTGATGGCGCGGCCAGGGCCAGCGTTGATCGCAAAGTCGAACATCAGATAGTCCAGCCCCGTTGGCAGCTCGTCGGCCTTGACCGCATCCCAGTACTTCTTCTTGTACATAGGCGCCACTGTAGCCGGGGTCAATTCGCGCATCTCTTTTTCGCCAACAGCTTTGCCGACCCATTCTTCCCACACTTTCTTGGTGACGCCCAAGTTGGTCATGCCGCCTGGGTCTTTGGGGTGGTTAACAAACCCGCCTTCATGTTTAAGGATCGCTTTGAGCGCTTCGTCGAAGTTCTCTTTCATTTCTCAGTATCTCCTGACAGGCAGTTAGTTGGTGGGTGATTTCGTCGGCGTCGGCTGCGATGGCGATAAGAGCTTCCGCAGCCTCTCCTGAAAGTCGGGCTTTCGCGGTTCCATGATCGCTGCTGGCACTGGGGGTAGCACTGGGCACGGCGTTACTATTGTCTGGACACGCGGCGTCGATGAACAGCCCGTCAGTACGAGCAACATCAACCAGCTGCTGACGCTCCACTTCCACAGTCCGAACTTTTTCAACATAAACCTTCTCCACTTTGTTTTGTGTGTTCGCCAGCAGGTGTTCAAACTCCGCCACCTTGGCCTGTTCGGCTGCTAGCACTCTGCCAGCTTCGATGGCCATTGCAGCCTTTTCTGCTTCCCACGCCGCCTTAGTGACTTGGACGCCTGTATGATGCCCGTAGAAGTACGAGCAGATAGCAAAAACAAGCGCGCCAACAATCACATAAGGGTTAGGCATCGTCTTCTTTCCCGGCTTTGATGGACTCGATCTTCTCCTGACCACGCGTCCAAGCAGAGATACCAAGGATTGCCATGAACGTGATGTGGATGAAGCCACCAGATTGCAAGGTCAATGAAGTCCACGCACGGAAAGCATCATTAGCCGCTTCGGTTTCCCAGAACTGCACTACCGTCCAGAGCATGGGGAAGATCACAAAGTCGCACAGGCAGATAATCATGTAAGTGATCGCCATCATAGGACGCCACTTAGTTGTCATCCAGTCAGTTGCATCGTTCATTCTTCACCCCTCATTTCCCGTAGAACTTTTAATCGTAATTCTTTCATCTTGCGCGTCTCTTGTTCTGCCCGGTACAACGCGTTGTTCATGTCCATGTACATCACCCCCATTACTGGGAGTGCAATCACTAGCACAAAACACAAGACCACCACGGCGACAAGTAATGCCCACGGTACGTCTGACTCAGGCGGAGGAGGACTAGGAGTCCTGCGAACCACGCCACGACGAAAAGGATTGCTCCAACCCATACCGCTTCTTCTTTCCTTTTTCTAATCCGTCTGCGTCTTTGCGCCGCTTCGATCTGTAACCTTGCTGTCTCACGCTTATGTGCCTCGTCCTGCTCAACAACAATCTTCTGCCACATCTTCTCGTATTTACTCCACAGGTCACCCAACTCAGGCGGCGCTCTGTAAACCATGGTTTCTCGGAGTTCGGCAAGCATTGCGTCCAACCTTGACCGTATGATGACGCGTACTAAAGCACGCTTGCCAATTGAATCTGCACCTGTGTACACCTGCTGTGCTTCTGCTTCCTGTTGGATAAAGACCTTACCAATCTTGTCGTACTCATCCATCAGAACACCAAGATCATTGCCGATCTTAATGAAGACATCATTCGGATCAGCCTTAGCAATCTCCTGCACCCGCTGTACTTCAGCGACGTATTGCGCTTTCTGCGCTGGGGTTGGGTTCCCACCTGTTACCTTGTCATACTGCGCCTTAAGATCATCCAGTACATCCTTGACCTCGCCGGCTGCCCCCTTAATATCCTTATAAAGTTTACAGCCGGCCTTTACGGCAGAAACTGCGGCGTTTGCAGCGGCTAATAGGGTAAGCGGGTCAATTTATTCCTCCGCAGGCAACGGCTGGTTTCCTTCTTCAAGCCACTTTAAATACTCAGGCGCTGTTACAAGGCAGCTTTCTTGTTTGCCATCAGGCCATTCACGCCATACGACTTGAGTTGTTTGCATTGGCTGCAACGGCAAAAGTTTCCATTTTGGTGTTGTCATAGTTCACATCCTGTAAATAAAATTTGTGAGCCAGAGCCAGTTGCATAAACTATTCCGCTACTGCCTGTCGTTGCTCCGCTAACGGTTGCAGAAACTGTTCCACACATTAGCGATCCAGTATTAAAGGCTAGTGCGCTTGGCGTAAATGATCCTGAAGTGCTAAGAACAAATCCAGATGCGGCGGTTGTTGTAATTCCATTAGGAACAACTCTTGGCTGTACCATAAATGGAATTACTATATTTGCGTTGGTTGTTGCTGAAAGGTACGCAATGCCAAAAGTTTGCGTAGAGCCTGTACTGTTAAATGCTGGCAAATACCTCTGACACAACGCCAACTCCGTACTATACGGCCTGTAGTCAAAGCTGGTGGCTGTGCTGCCTTTTTCGAGTTGTACGCCGGTGATGTAGAAGGTGGCTCCGTTGGTTGCTACGACGTTTGTTGACCCAGTTGGCGCTCCAAACACACCTGCCGCCCATGCGTTACCTGTGGTTGTGTAAGTTGACCCCATACCCAAACTAAAACGAACCTGAACACCTATACCATTAGTAGCGCCAACCCAAGTGCCCGTAGTATCTCCGGGGATGGTTATGCTTTTTTGCTCCCATGTGTTTGCGGCAGAAATTGTGTAGCTATATGGATAAGAGCGGGTTTCACCAAAATTTAAAATTGTCCCACCAAATGTACCTGTTAGCGACGAACGAACCCAAAACGATAATGTAACGGTGGCCGCACTTGCTGTACCCCACGCTAAATCAGCGGTATTAAATCCTTCTATATTTTGCGCTAATTGATAATAATCCGTACTCCCAACAGAAGTTGCAGCCAAAGAAGTGATACCAAGGTAATTCCTAAACCCCGCCGGAGTCGTAACTGATCCAGCGTTTTGTTGAACTGAAAATTTGGAAGCCGCAGAATTAAGTACATACCACCGATCTAACGTATAGACATTTGTCGCAGTAGCACTTGGCGTCACACTCGCCCCAGCATTGCGCTGGTCGATCACCAT